TTGTGATGTTGCCAAATGAATCTTTACGCAGTTTCATTGATGTCAACAATTCGTCAGAACCTGCAGTTGAAACTGCTTTAGTTCCATTTACTACGTCATTCACTGTACCTGCATTTGAGTGTAGAGCAGACTGTTTGTAACCTGATAGATAACCAAGAACTTCTTGGTCATGCTGATCAGCCAAACGATATGCTGCACGATCAGTTGCAAGCTGCATGAAATTCGCATGACTATGCGCCTCTTCAATATCGTCAATTTTGAAAGCATAGTAGTTTGCTTTATCGACAACTAAAGAGAAGTCTTCATCATCAAGGTCTTGTGCTGAAACCTGTGTGCCTCGTGCGTAGGCGTTCACAGAAATTTCTGGCTCCTTGATAATTTTCACTGTATCACCTTGGGCAGAAATCTCCCCAAAATAATCAGAGTTTGTAATGTCTCCTACTACAGTACTCTTGCGAAAAGCAAGCTGTACCTTTTTGGAGTATATGACACTGGAAAAATTGCCATTAGGCAGATTCCCATAGCCACTCGCTGTTTGAAAAGCCATGATTAAATCCTCCATGATATTTGGCTTAAGAGAAAGCTAAACACCTGAAAGAGGCTGTACGTTTTCTAGGGTGCAGTGAGTATCTAGTTTGCGCTGCTAAATACTCCTGGGCCTATACTTGTCCAGGTAGTTCTTTGTAGTTTAGACTTTAATGAAAAAGTATCTATAGAGGTAGTCCCAGAGGGAGGCTCTATGTCAGATACCTGTAGTTATATGTAACACTTTGAAAGTGTCAACTATTTATCTGGCTGCACCAGATACGTCATAGACAAACTTACCATTACGCATGGCTTCGTTAATTTCATCCTGACGATCCTCAAACTCCTTAGTAGACATCTTGGCTACATCAGACTCTTTGATTTGTCCTGATACACCCTTGGCATCAATAGAAGTACGAGTTCCTTTTGCAACAGTAGACGCTGCAGCTTTCTTTGATTGTTTCTTAGCTGCAGGTGTCAAACCATTGTCAACCTTGTAAAGATCAATCACACGAACAACTGAGGCAGGATCATCCATGTTTTCATAGAGTGCATCCTTTACCCACTTGGGTTGTTCCTCAGCCCAGTTGTGAAAGTCATCTGATTGTCTTAATTCGTCAAAGTCATCATGAGACTTACGAATAGCATTTTCTGCTTTCATTCGTAGTGCCTCAGTATGAGCTTCATCTAACTCCTTTAGACGTGACTCAGCCTTGCTAAACATTTCTTTTGCTTTCTCTGAAGCAATACGTTCTACAATACCTGCTACGTCTGGATATTCTTTTGCCCACTTCTCTATGTCTTCATCAGACTTAGGAGGGATAATACTATCCTTTGCGCTACTCTTCTCAAGAATTTCTAGTCGTTTGTTCCACTCTTTTTCTTTTTCTTGCATATGTCTACGCAAGTCACCATAGCGTTTCTTAAAAGACTTTTCTTCAGGGCTTAGTCCTGTATCGTCTTCTTGTGCTTCTTGTGTCTCTTTGGTTTCTTCTTGTTTGGAATCGTCTGTGGCTTGTACTTGGGTGTCCTGAGTATCCTCGCCACTGGATTCACTTTCAGCAACTTTTTCACCACGAGCCTCTGCCTCTAGTCTAGCAATCTCTGCCTCTTCTTCTTCCATACGTTTTTGTTTTTTTGCGTGGTTGAATCCACGATCTACAAAACCTGCTGTCTTAGGTTTTTCCATAGTTTCTAATTCAGGCATTCAAAGTACTCCTTATGTTGGGGCCAGGAACCATTCCTGGGTAGCCTTATTATTATTTTTTCTTTTTGCCTTTGGTCATTAGACCACCTTTGTTCATTCCAAGCTCACGACCTGGACCCCCAGGTGTTGCTCCTGCTTTTTTTGCTGCAGCTTCAGCTTCTTTACGTTCACGTAATCGTGACTTGGTTGCTCCTTGTCTTTTTTTAAGAGTTACATCTTTTGTGCTTTCTCTAATTTTATCTGCAGTAGATTTAGAAACAGTGCCACTACTTCGCTCTCTTTCAATTTTCTTTTGATACCCTGGTTCTTTAAAGGGTGCGAAAGGATCTTTATCTTTTTTAACAGTGGGCTTAGGATCTTTCTTATAAGTTGTATTTAGTATATTCTGATTAGCTGCTATCTGTTCTGAGGAATACTCAGTTATATTATCTGGGTCATACTTCAGGCCAAGCTTATCCATTTTGGATTTAGCCTTGGCATCTCCATCCATAATTTGACCAAAGAATTTATCCATCAATCTAGTAAGACCTGAAGAGTTTTTAAGAACTTGTTCAACTTGGCCCTCTATTGTTGCAGCAAGAGAATCATTACCCTGTGCTCTAGCAATAATAGCTGCTGCTCTCATATCAGAAATAGCACCCATTTGAGATACAGTACCTACTACTCCACCTACTGTTCCTAAACCTGGACCACCTACAGCAAGACCTACTTGTGCAAGTTTTTTACCAGTCTTAGGATCAATCATTCCCTCTTGAGAATCATTTACAAACTGCGTAATAGCGTCTGGATCTGACCAGTCTATATCGTCACCCCAGTTTTTGAATCCTCCACCCTTAGGGGTAACAGTAGTAGAACCTCCACTACCACCCCCAGAACCACCAGAGCCACCAGTAGTAGGAGTGGTTGTTGTATCAGCCTGACCTGCGTCATAGTCTTTCTTTGGAATGTATCCTTGTTTTATCAGTTGATCATACAGTTCTTTTGTAGTAGCAAGCTGCTCTGCCATTGTGTCAGGATCAATCATAAGAACAGGAGTAAAGGCTTCTTCTACCTTTGGGCTGTCTGATAAAAAACTGTAGTTAGCATCATTGTATACAGTTGGAGTTGTTATCTCTGTTTCAGTCATTGTTGGGAGGTCATCATCCTGTTCAACAGGTGGTTGTAGTCCACCTCCACTAAATCCTTTTGCGTTACCTACAGCCTGTGGTGCAGGTTGTGTATACATCTGTTGCTGTTGTAGATAAGGATTCTGTACTGTGCCACCCTCTGCCATTCCTAGTATAGAATTTACAGCAGCCTGTTCTTCAGGTGACAGAGGACTATCCCCCATCTTTGGGCCACCATCAGGTACAGGTTCACCACCTATACGCCCATTGGCTTCCATCTCAGCTAGACCTATTTTAGCTCTTTCTCGTAGATCCTCAAAGAATTTAACTCCATAGTATCTGACCACATCAGCAGGAACAACATACTCACCCTCAGAAAGTTGAGCAGGAATGTCATCACGAACTTCTTCTGCAAGAGAACCAGGTGGTACTTCGTTTCCTGATACTGGATCTACATCCATATCATCATCTATTATTCCACCCTCATCCATGAACGCCATTTTCATTTGCTCTTCCATTGCTAAACCACCTTCGTTAAACATTCTTAGTTTACCATCTTTTGTTCTTACTGCCATTTCTTTTAAATCAGAAATAGTAGCCTTTTTAACATTCTTAGCTAATACAAGGGGTCCAACCTGAATGACTTCATCAGCTTCAAAAACAGGTTTTCCTGTAGCCTTATCATAGAATGCACTCTTTCTATAAGGATTCATGCCTACCTGTGTCCAACCTGAGTCAGGATCAGCTAGTAGTCTTCTGGCTTCTTCTTGTAGTTTGTATGGATCTTCTGGAACATACTCACCAAAAATACGAGCAATAGTGGATTTACCCATACGTTTTTCAGGTGTTCCCTTTTCTGGGTTTGCTTCTTTTAGAACCTTACGTCTTGCAATATCAAGTGACTCTTTAGCTTTAGATCCAAATCTAATATTCTTAAGACGAATTGCTTGACCAAATCCTACGACTGCACCTGCATCTTTTGTTCCATCATGGATTGAGACAACCCACTTATCATAATTATTATAAGCAGGAATATCTAACCTAGATGATACTTCTTGACCTGCTTTTAAATCAAAACCTTTAACACCAAGGATACCATACTTACCTGCTTTTTTACCTAGAGAGCCAACAACTTCTGTGACTGTAGGCATTTCTGGCATATTACTTGAAGTATACAATTCAGGAGAGGGGATAGCATCTTCAATTATTTTACGAGCTTCTTTAGATGTTATCTCACCTTGATATAAAGCCTCTGCTGCTTCTTCAGATGCTTTAGGATTCTTTTGTCTCTGGCCTTTACCACCTTCAGTTTCTTGCCAAGCCTTTAATGCGTCAGGATCATCAATAAGTCTTTCTGCTTCTTTTACATCTGCTGCTCTATCAAATATTTTGGCAGTAGTTTTTCGTATTATAGCCTTACCTGCTTGACCAAGACCAGGAACAAGACCTACAGCTTCACCTGCAACCATCATTCCTACTTTGCCATAACTAGGATCATCCTTTTCTAACTCTTCTTTAATATCTGAGACAGTCATACCTGTCCCAATCCCAGGAGTCATACCTAGTACATTCTCAAGAGTTTCTGATTCCTCTACACGTTTTTTGTAGAATCCCTCAGGATCAGATCGCCTACGTCTGGACTCCATTCACTTCATCCCTTAAAAGTTTTAGTCTACGCAATGCTCTTGCTTCGCCCTGCAGTCTAAACAAGTCATCTGGTTTTAACGTTTGTTCTATTTGAATGTGAACATAGTTAAGTCTTCGATCTAGTTCCTCATTAAAAGAGTTCCAGATTTCGTTGTTGTTTACCAGTGGTTTTAAATTCATCCTTGGCCTTGTCCTGTATTAGCAGAAAAGCCTTGCTCACCTGGGGTAGGGGCTGTGCCTGTTCCTACCTGACCACCACCAGATCCTTGTGTGTCTTGGACCTGTGCTCCTGCAGGTGCTCCCTGTTGTGGAGGATTCACACCCTGCTGTGGTGCATTTGGATCTACTTCAGGTGGATTCTCTGCTTGAAATTTCTTTAAGATCTCAGCTTGCACTGCTGCATCTGACATTGAGTTTGTAAGTTTGTCAGGATCAAGATCCATAGACTTAGCAATCTCCCTGATAATATAATCCATTTTTGCAAAAGGTGCAAGTACTGGATTCTGTACAACACCAAGAAATTGCATAAGACGTTGACTACGAACCTCGTTAGCCATCAAACTTTCAGTACCTTCAGCCTTAACTTCTAGATCACCCTTAATCTCTGTGTCGTAGTCAAACTGCATGTTAAAATGAAAGAAAGCCCTACCAAGAGGGCCAAGAAGATAGTCATCAACATTTTTTACTACTGTACGAATAGAGTTGTTAGCAGCAGACATAAGCATACTAATCCCAGAAGCAGTACGCCCCACTCCTGTAACTCCTGTTTGACCATGTGCAAATGAAGGAAGCCCAGTGCTTTCATCAGCTAAGACTCTTGCCTTATCAAACATCTGCATGTTCTCATTAGATACGTTGGGGAACTTAGTGCCAAAGATACTTTGTCCAGGCGCACCCCCCATTCTGCGTAGGACTTTGCCAGGGTAGATAGATAAATCTTGACCTGGGGCTAAGTTTGTTTCGTCTACTTCGATTAACAAGTTACCTGACAGTGCAGCATTGTCTACACTCATTCTCATGAAACCATTCATAAGGGTTTGTGTATCATCCATGTTTTCTGCAATACCAATACCAAAGAACGAGTAAGGGTTTACCTCAAAAGGAACTGCGTAGTATGGTAAGATAGCAGGAGTAAATGGATTCATTACAAGACGTAGAACCTGACCATTACAGATCCAGATATTTACTGAGACTTGATCCTGATCTTTTAATTCTTTTGGAATATCTACATCATGATCTTCAAGAATGTCTGTATCTACATAACCCCAGAACTCTAGTACAGAATATCTTTCTGCTCTAGTCTCTTGGTCTGCATCTTCCATGACCTGCTCCCACCACTTTTTAGTGTAGGACTCGCCAAGCTCTACTGCTTGATCAATAGCATTAGATCTAAAGAAGGGTCTGTTCTTTAAGTTTCTCATTTGAGAACGAGACATCTTGTGTCTCTCTATAACATACTCAGCCTCATCCATGTTATTAGCATCTGGGTCTGGGTAGAAGTTCCAAATAGAAACAGAAGAAGTTTGTGGTACAGTTTTAATAATTGGGCTGTAGTCACCATCGTCTGACCAGTTAGGATATTCTTTATCAAAAGCAAATGGGCCTTTCATAATTCCTGTGCCAAACAATGCTGCTTCAAACGCTGCAATACGTAATTGCTTCTTAGCGTTTGATTCATCTAGTTGGTCATGTATTTTCTTTTCCATCTTCTTGGCTGCAACCATAGCAGGATGAAAAGTAATTCTAGTTGGAGTTGTCCCTGGACCTTCTTCGATCTGATCTTCAACAGGTTCCAGTTTATTTGACAAACCTGCTAGTCTTTCCTTGAGATCTATAATAGTTTCCCCAGGCTGTAGCTTTTGAGTTTGTGTAGAAGGGTCTTCTTTATTTGCTTTCTGTACCTGTGGGTCACTTTCAAAGTGAACTGTATCAGAGACTCCATCTGGTATAACAGAAGGATTTATTGAGATAGGAAACTTGTTAGATCCAAACAAAACATCTACGATCTGGCTGTACGCAGCAAGAACTTTAGTCTTAGTTACTTTTACAAAGACACGAGACTTTTCTGTAGAGGTAAACTGAACGTCTGGTCCATAGATACCTCTGTAGTTTTGGTACGCCTTTATAAATCTTTGTTCATCAGAGTATCTAGCCTTTTCAGCTTTTTGATAACGATCATCTACAAAACTAACAATTCTACCTACAGTTGGATCACTATAGACTTCGTTATCAGGTGCATCCTCTACATAGGAGGACGTAGCCTCATCCATAGATAATTCATCTGATTCAAAAATATCATCTTCTTCCATAGGTATTCCTTAATATCCAAATGTGCTGTCTGAAGCCTGAAAGCCTGTACGCTGCGAGACAGGATCAAAATCAAATATGTTACTGCGAGGTCTTGTCATAATCCCATAACGTAGAGCATCATACAAGTGATCCTCTGCGTTGGTGTCTACATCCTCAGGGTTTCTCTTGTCTAGAGGAATAGAGGGAAGCTGAGATATAAGATTAACGCAATTAGAAAATATGACAAGTCTGGGTTCCTCTGTAAACTCATCTACTTGTAAACGTCTGTGTAATTCATTCTTACCTGCTACACGAGAACCCTTCGATCTGTCTGAGGGTCTCCACCTGCAGCCCTTCATAATCATTTGTTCTGCTAGGCTAGGCCCAGTATCACCACGATTATGCCAAAGAGAAGAATCAAGAACACCATACTTAATCTTTTCTCCATCTTCAATGTCCAGGATCATGTCAGCCAAATCAGTGGCAATTATCTTAGAAACATATAGCTCTCTGTACACAATTAGCTGTTCAGACCCTGGAACAACTGCAAACCAGACTACTCCTGTGTAAGATCCATACCCATAGTCACACGCCCTAAATCTAGTCCAGTTACTAGGAATGTCGTATGGATCTACAACATGAATACGTCTGTTAAACTCTGGAAAGGCTGCACCCTCGTTTATATCCCAGTCACCCTCAAGTAGTTGTCTACGTTGGTGCTCTGGTAGTGAGAGTAGGTTTGCCTCGTACATCCCATCCTCAGATAGGTAGGGATTATCAAATAGAGTAGCAGGAATAAACTTACGCTTGAATAAGGGTTCACCCTCTCGTGTGTGTCCCTTAGGCCAACGTATGACTTCACCATTTTCATCTGTAGCCCAGAATGGTTTGTCTGGGGTGTGAGGGTCAATGAAGTGTTTCTTTACCCACTGATGTCCTGGACCTCCTGGGTTTGAGGTTGCCCTCATGTACAAAGGAAGTCCACTTGCTTTTGTAGTACGTAGTCGTGAACGCATATAGTTCCAGGCATAACTGGTAGGCCACTGCGTTAACTCATCGAATCCAATCCAGTTAAAGGCTTGACCCTGGTATCTCATAACGTCATCATCACGATCAAGGTATGACATCCATAGTGTAGCACCATTAGGTGTAACCCAAGTTTTGTCTCTTTCCATAAATCTTATGCCTGGTATGGCCTGTGGATAGAGTTGTTTGCTTACAGAAATAAGTTCTCGTAACTCTTCTGTACTCCTACGAACAAGTAACATTCGTGCATGTGGATTCGCAAAATATCTAACTGGATCAGCAACCAGTGAAAACGACTTCCCACCTCCTGCTGCTCCTCCATATAGTACCTCTTGCTCAGTCGATGCTAGGAACCTAGTTTGTGGTCCTGGGTTGGGTTCAAATATTACTTTTTGTTTGACCACAGAAGGGGCAACACTCCCCTCTTTCGAGTTTGATGTAGTCCTCATCTGTGGAGAGACTTCTGGTATTTCTACCACCAAGTCTTTTCTCTTCGATTTTCTGGCTCTTCCTTGACGCTTCTTTATATTTTTTGGCATACTGCTTGTAGTTCGAGGATGCCCTGCGTCTTTTTTCTTCCATTCTGACACGTTTGTATAACCCTACATGTGATATGTTTCTTCCAGAATTATCTGATAGCCACTTGGCTACCTGTCTAACACTGTAGTCTTGAAGAAACAACTTAGCTTTTTCTAAGAGTTCTAGTTCTTCAGGGATAGGAATCAAAAGCATTTCATCTTCTTCATCCTGTTTGTAACCAAAGGGTACGTGTCTTCCTACTCTAACGATGGGATACCACTCACCCTTTTCTCCTTGAAGTGGTATCTGCCAGTCTACCTTGGTTGGGTGGTCTGCCTCTGATGCTCTCTTACTCATCTTCTTTCGCAGGTAAAATAAATACTGGCTCTGCAGCCTTTACTTCTACCTTATCTGTTTTTACAAATCCTGCACGATCTAGTATATCCTTAGCTGCTAACATCTTTTCTTTTACACCTAGATCTGTAGGATCTGCCATAACTGAAAACATTGTGTAGGCTGCTTTGGTTGAAGACTGTGCTATGAATTTCTTTGTAAGCTCTGCAATCTCATCTGTCAAGGCATTAACAATCTGTGTAGAGGCAACACCATCAGCATACCCTGCAAGCTTCTTAGCTACGACAGGATCTCCTTTTGCTTCCTCGAATAATACGTCAAGGAACTTTTGCTGTTTCTCTGTAAGTTGTTTTACCATTATGTCACCATGTAAAGTATAAAGCCTAGTGTAGATGCTCCCACTACAAGTAGAGCACCTGACACTGACCAAGTGATAATTGCTTCCTGAAGCTCTGCCTTACGATACTCTTGCTCTTTCTTTTGCTTTCGTATCTTTCCCTCTATCGCCACTAGCTCATCCCAGGCAGATGGCCCCATCGAAAATGAAATCCATGACTTTAACTCATTTCTCATTTCCTGGGCTTTTTTCTTGGCAGTGAAAATAGCCAAAGCCTCACTCTCTATAGAGTCACCCTTCAGTGATTTCCACCAGGGAGGGTTCTTATTTTTTTGTTCAGCATACGACAGATCACTCATGGCACTAGCCCACTGATTTAGTTGCCCTGCCATATCGTTTAGATCCTTCCCCACCTGAAATCCTTTTTTCAGCGCGTTGAAGGCCATAGTCGCCCCACCTATAATTGTAACTGGATCTATGACGAGCCTCCTCCCAAAGTACTCCTAGTATCATAAAAAGAAAAACGTAGTTCTTTCAGAGTGGCTTACCTGACAGTATGGCTCGTTCTATATCGTGTCTGCCAATACCTAAGTCTCGTAGCTCTCTATCAGTCATTTGATAAAGCTGTATACGTGCAATCTTACGTCTTGCTGATTCTGCTCTTGCTTCTACTAATCTATTGAATAATCTTTTAAACATATCTATCCTCGTTTCTGTTAGCCTTAACTGGCTGAGGATAGTTATATATAAGTAGTTATACCAGAGTAGTGACAAATATGCAACCCTGTTATGTAGGTTGGTAATGCTCTTCACCTGAAATGATAATATGTGCGTCTGCACCTGTTTCTTCAAAGCCTACAATCTTATCACCTGGAGAGAGTGCAAGGTAGCCACCACCCTGTATAATTTCTTCAAGGCTGTTACCTGCAAGACTGTGATCATCTACAATAAAGTGATATGTAGTTGTAGATGCTTCATACCACTGTAAGCTATACTTTTTAGTAGAGTTAGCACCAAGAGATACGTGCATAAATCTAATAAGACTTATGTAGTTATTAGGGCAAGTATAGATTACATCACCACTAGCCCCACCTGCTGTAGCAGATAGGTCTGTGGCTGCTGAAAAGAATTTAGCGTTAGCTAAGGAACTCATTTCTTACCTTTAACCTTTTTAACTACTTTGGTTGTCCAGGCTTCATTGACATCAGGAGTAGAAGGATCATCCTTTATGTAATGACCCTTCTCATTTCGAGCACGTACTTTTTCTGTCTCTGTACCCTGATTGTTAATAAAGTCTAGAACAGCAGGATCTTTAGAGTGCCACTCACCATGAATCTTTTCTGCGATAACTGCACCATACTGATCAATTACTTTATCACCATCTAGTTTCATTTTATACTCTTTAACATTTTGCGTTGCTCTTTTTGTTTACTTACCCTTGGATCACTAGGCTTTACTCTAACAAAAGCGTTAGTGTTCTTTCCTACAATCCAAACCATTCCTGCACCTGCGTCAGTCCCAATCCTTGAAGACTTAAGTGACTTACGTCTTGAGTCTGAAATGCCTGACAATGGATTTGGCTTTGGCTTTTTCTTAGGAATAGGTTTCTTAGGTGTAGTCTTTGGTTTTGGTTTAGGTTTAACTACAGACTTCTTAGTTGTTGTAGTCTTTTTCTTTTCCTCTTGAACATTAGAAGGTACATACTTTCTATCTGTTTTATCCTTAGTGGTAGGTCTCTTTCTAGGTTTCTTTTTAATAGGAGGCTTTGTATCAACCTTTGGTCCACCCTCTATAGTAGAACTTCTTAAAAGAGCAGCAGCAGGATTTTTAGATTTTGGTGGTCTAATATCTTTTACAGAATAGTCTCTGTTACTAGGTTTTGACCTTGAGCCTCCTACTACTTTTGCGTCATCACCTGGTCTTGTTTTCTTAGGTGAAGTAGACATAGCATTTGGTTTCTTCTTAGGAACTGAAGGAATATTACTTGGTTTGTTATCCTTTTTAACAGGTTGGTTAGGTTTCTTAGGTGTAACCTTAACAGGAGCAGGACCACGTTTTTGAAACTTACCTGTCTTAGGATTGACAGGTTGATTAGGTTTTTCAGGGTTAACTCTGCGTGGACCCTGAGTTACTTTAACGTTAGGTGGTTTGCTATTTGTAACCTTAGCATTCTTACCTCGCTTCACCAAGTTCTTTGCAAACTCTTGTGCAGCCTTTCGTCCTGCAGGTGTTTTGAGAAAGGAGTAGGCTATCCTACCACCTGCTACTGCAACATATATTAAAGGAACAGCCATTGTTACTAACCTTTCTTGTAAGTATTAGGTGCTTTCTTAATTCCTGTATTAAGAGCACCAGAAGACTTAACCATACCACCTACGTTATACATGGCAACCTTGCCACCCTTAGCGTATGCTTTCTTCTTCATGTTAGCACCACCCATAGCATACCCTTTTTTCTTTTTAGGCATACCACCCTTGTTCATGTAACCCATTTTGTTACGAACTGCTGTAGGTAGTTTCTTTAAACCAGTCTGGTTTGCACTAGGAGCTTTTAATCCTCCTGCTGCATAACCCTTCTTTTTCATATTGGCTCCACCCATTGCGTAACCTTTTTTCTTCATGTTAGCTCCACCTTTAGAGTAACCTTTTTTCTTCATCTTTTTCATGATTCATCCTCACTATACAAATTGTTGAATACTCGTTGCGTATCCCATACATAGTCTACGTTTTCTTTCGAGTTATACATATGTTGATTTGGTTTAAAGTCTGGAGCACCTTCTCCAGTTTCAAACCAAGCAGGGTGAGTTACTCTCACTCTATTATTGGGCAACGCAACAATGTTACCTGTGTATTCTCCTGCATCTAACAACTCCAAGACATGAGATTGTTTATGTTGTGCAGGATCATCTGCTACTTCATTATCTGTGTAGTCTACAGTGAAGTAATACTTTGCAGGATAGAACTGTCCATCTACTTTGGCAATCCAGGGGGCAGGACTAGCTCTTTCTAATTTGTATACTGAGTGTGTATGAGACATACAATCCCAGGGTTGTGCTAAGTATGGTGGTAGCTCTTTAGGCCAAGCCTCAAGGGGGGTATCTGCCACGAGTGCTGTAAGAGGCATCCTTGCCCACATTGCACCACCATGTATATTCTCTGAGTCATCAAAGTCTGACTCGCAACCTGTAAATATAACTTGGAAACTCAGGGTTCTGTTTGGCATGGTGGTTACACCTATAACCATCGCATGTAAAAACTCACCCTCGTAGTCTTCTAAATTCTTTGTGTACTCTCTTCGTACCCATGCTTTGAAGTATGGTATACTGCTAGTAAGAAATGGCATTTTACTTTTTCTTTCTAGCTAGACCTCCCTTACTAGCTCTGTATGGTTTAACTTTCTTTGCGACACCCTTGGGCTGTGCAACAAACTGCTTTCCTTTTTTATTTCCTGCAGCCTTGGCTTTATTAGTAGCAGCCTTTTCGCCAGGTGTCAAAGCCTTCCAGGCTTTGTCAGGTAAGTATCTCTTCTTACCCTTAGAGGGAGATCCATCAGAAGTTCGCCACTTCTGTTGCCCCCACTTCTTTAAAGATTTCTGTGGGGCTTTCATTACTGCTTCTCGCAGACAATAGCACCACAGCTACAGTTGCAACTACATCCTTTATTACGTAGTGCACACCATAAGTGTTTGAAGTACTTAATCATGTCTTGTATCCCCCACCCTTTGCTTTGTATTGTTTGGCTACCATCTGAGCCTTACGAGCAGACCACTGTCCAGGTTTACCACCCTTAGACCCTGCTTTAACTCTAGCTACTAGTTTTTTACGCATACCTGGCTTGGTATAATTCTTAGACGCATTAACTACCATTACAAACTCTTTCCTACTTCTATACAAGAGGGAACAGCTATTGCCCCTCTTAACTTTAACATCTCTGCTAGTTCTTCAGCCTCTTTGAAACAAGCCTCTTGACTATAAAAGGGTTGTTCTGCTTTAGCCATAATTGTGCAGGAGAATGCTGACGCATTAGTACACATCAGCATTATCGCCACCCACATCAGAAGCTGACTGTAGCCCCTACAGTTACGTCACCAAATTCTAGGTCTGCATCTGTTGAAACTTCAGTATATAAACTAACATTTGTACTTGGAACAGTATAGTCCACAGTAAAGTCTAGACCTTGAAAGATATCTCCTTCATCTAGCTCTAACATGTCAATGTCAGTTGCTACTGTAAAACCAATAC